CTTGCGAGCAACCTTGTTATACTCTTCAATACGCTCTTCAATCCTCTCAAGAAGATCGGAGTCATTGTTTGTCATGCAATGCCATCGAGCCTTGATCTTGACATCTGGCATGGCAGGATGACTAAACTCATCCTCGAAGAATCTAACCTGGCCTTCAGGCGTGGAGAGCGGCACATCAATATTAAGCTCGCTAATGCGCTGCGAAATCTGATTGGCAGCGCGACATCTTGCATTCTGACATTCATCAGGAACATTATAATTGTCGCCAACGGTTAGCTGGCGCATCTTCATGACAATATACTCATAATCTACAAGCAGCATGTCCGAGCCATAGATCGCCTCAATGTCTGACTTGGACTCAAACGACCCCATACTGACCGTATGCGTCACCAGCGCCTTGCGCAGCTTCTTTGAGTCGATCAAGCGCATATCGCCCATAATCAGCATGTCTCCAGCGCCACTCAGCTCCCGGATTGTCACCGTATCAACGCGCACATCCTTGTAGATCACACCGCCACAAGGCAGCTTGAAGGTCGTCTCCAAGTGATCGCCCTTGAGCAAGGTGCCAGTCGGATCAATCGGATTGACCTTCTGCGACTGTTGCCCTTCCCCAGCGGCGCGCATCTTGGCAAGCGCCTTCTCGCGCTCTTCTTGTGTCATCATGCTTGGATACGACTTGTTCCCATTGCCGCTCATCTACTACTCTCTTGGTGGTGTGTTAGGTGGCGCCATATTGGCGCGCTCCATGCCACTAAAGACTGTTCGCAGACCTCATGTCAATAGCAAAAGCCATCACAAAGCAAAGCGAGCTGACCTTCCGACTTTGCCAGCTCGCTTTGCTTTGTTTTATTTTTCGATATGTTTATAAAATAATTAAATTTTATTTATATCTTGAATCGTGAGCATAAAGATTAACCAGTCACCACACCAGCAAGAGCATTAAGAGTTGGCGGAAGACCTAATGAGTATTCTTCAAAGTATTCATAGTCAATCTCAAGCTCAGTCTTGGCAATTTCGCCTGAGTTTGCATCAAAGTCACTCTGTGATTTGTATCGTATCGGCACACATGAATGCAGAAGCCATAGACGAGTAGCGATTACATAGTTCTCATTGCCCACATTGCCCAACAGCGTCGCCACATCCGCAAGACCTCCAGCGATGGCGCCGCCCAGCGGTCCTCCCAGTGACTCACCAGCCTTCTGCGCCAGCGCCGCCGTCGCTTGACCAAAGACCGACGCATAACGGATGAACGACCCATCGGTCCCTGGCATGAGCGAGTGAATCGCCATCAGCGCAAGCGTGCGCCTATACACGCCGCGCCCATATACTGCTTGCTGTATCCACCTGTAAAACTCTTGGTCGCCAACCCTGACACCCTTGGAGAGCGTGAGCGATGACACGCTGGCGCCCTTGATCACATGAATTGGAAAAGGAAACACACCAGACCTGATCTCTTGCACATCGGCGCTGATCTCAGGAGCCGTAGCAGACTCAAACGATATTTGAGGAGCCAACACCTGAAATGGAGATGGTATGATGTCTTGAATTATTGTCGATGGCGTCACATCAAATAGATGAAACCTGTGAACTTGATAAAAATCCTGACTTCTACTTCTTGCCATGAGGCACACCACTAAACAAGAATGCGTCGATCTCTTTGATGAGCTGGCTCTTCTTGTTTATCCTGAATATGTCGTCGCGCTTGAGAGGCTTTGTGATGAGAGGAATGGTGAACGTAGCGATCCCGCTTGTCGTCGTGCCAGCCTCAATGACCTCTATTTCAACCAACGTGCGCCGCTTCATGCCATCTCCACTGCATAAGACAGCGCAGGACTTGCCAATAAAAGGCAAGCCCTGCGCTTACAAGCGTCGTCAGACTCCTGACATCAGATCAGGGTATGACCAGCTCAAACGTCTCATACTCAAACTCAATCTCCGCCGTAGCGATGTCGCCCGCCGAAGCATCCACATCCGACTGCGGCTTGACGCGCAGCGGGAAGGCATTGAAGATTTTGTATCGACGAGAGAGCGACGGATCAAAGCCGCCCAAGAAGCCCTGCACCGCTGGCTTGTTCCAGACGTACAGAGACAGGTCAGCGCGGTATGTGCGGCCATCAAACACACGCAGCAGCCAGTCAAGGAAGCGCGTGTCGTTCATGACCACACCGCGCGAGAAGGTCAGCGCCGCAACCGTAGGGTACGTGGGCTGCTTCATGGTGATGTTGGTCAGGCCATCGCGGTATTCTACGGCCTCTGTGTTCATTTCAGGTACGGTGCCGTTCATGAACCCCGCCTCTGCCTGATAACGATCTGTCGCAGGCAGCGACAGCGGATCGAAGCCAGGCTGGCCGTCGAAGTCATCCACCGCGAGGTGGAAACGGAAGTTTTGCAGAAAGTCATTGGCTTGTGATCTTGCCATTTCTTATACCTCTTCAGATGAGTGAGAAGTCTCCAGGTGGAGGTGTCGTCGGCGTATTCGCCTTGGATTGATGCGACCTGCGACCTGAGCCTGATGTCGTGAAGTCTTCCAAGTACTGGCGTAGCATCATGAGCGCCTGATCTATGTTGATGAAGCGCGGCTGTCGGAACACAGCACCCATCTCAGGGAAGTGACACAGATCGTCCAGCAGGCTAACAAGTTCGTCAAACTTATCCTGAGCCTTTGGAAACTTGTGGCGCCACGCACGACCATAGCGACCGTTTCGACACAAGTTGCGGACCTCTTTTGTGCTTTCAGCTCCACTATATCCAGACTTCGCACCACTGTCTTGCTGCTTATTGTAGTGGTCAGGCAGCACAACCTGCCGGCAATGAGCTGTCCAAAGAGTGTCCATCAAGTGATTGAACTCTTCGTCGCTCAAGGCGGTGTGGCCGATCAGTCTGACCGTGACAGGGCCAGACAGATACTTTGTAGAGGTGCCACGCTCGGCAGCGTTGACTGCCCTTGGCGCTGGCCCTGAGTCTGACTCGCCATATGCTATCTGCACCTCCCAGCCACCAGGTTGTATCTTGGCGTCTGGATTGTAGTCAGCGGTGAGCTGATCAAATAGCGAGTATTCCAAAGGGCCAGCAGATGGTGTGCCGAGCTGCTGGCGCCGATCCCGCGTTGCCCCCTTGAAGCCAAGCAACGCTTCATCGATCTGTGTCAGCAGTTCGCGCATCAGGTGCCTCCATCGCGGAGCTGGCGATGCTGGAGAATGATGAACTCGGCAGGCTTGAAGGTCGCCACGCCATAATCCACGATCAGCTCGCCCGCCTCCACAACTGCTGTGGGGTTATTGCGCCCGTCGATCTGCACAAAGAACGCCTCGTCCTCCGAGTTACCCTTGTACAAGCCCTCGATGTAGCCACGGCGCAGGAATTGGCGAATCTGCTCCGAGAGACGCGCCCACAGGACAGGTCCGTTATTCTCAAAGACCGCCCACCAGACCGACCGTTGCACGCTGACAGAGGTGTAGTCAATCGTGCGGCGATTGGACAGGTAGCGATACGACCCGCCGACCTGCAACGTGCGCCCGCCCCAGACGCAGCGCGGCTGGTTAGGCGGCTGCCAAAGCGCGTTGATGTTGACGCCCGTGAGGCGGCCAACCTCTTCCTTTGACAGATTGCGCTCGTAGTCAAGGATACCGTTGAGCAGGCCATAGGTGATGCCCGCTGGCGTCTGCCCGACATTCTTGAGCGCATCAGTACGAGCGATCACACCTGCGACATGACCATGCGGCGGGATCGTGATCGCGCGACCGTTGAGGGGGTTTGTGACCTTGACCCAAGGATAGTACATCGCCCCACGATCCGAGATCGATGCCAACGTGCGCTGCTTGTAGTTGATCGCCTGAGAGACGCTTGCGCCTTGAGGCGGCGACACAAGCACGATGCTGTTTTGGCGCGCCTCCGCATAGGCAATAGTCGCTGCCTCAGCGAGCCTATCCCCAGCAAAGTCCGGCACCGCGAAGATCAGCAGATCGTCAATGTCCTCAAACGCATAGATGCCGCGCTTGCTACCCTTGAGCGCAATGTCAGTCACGTTGGAGCGCGTCACTGCCGCGCCATCGTTACCGCCAGTGAGGCTGCTGACGACGCTGCTCTCCTTTGTGGAGTGAAACGCAGCCAAGTTGATCTCATTGAGGTTGTCAGGAGCAACGCTCGGCGTAAAGATCAACCGACCCGTCCTATAGTCCACCGTCGCAGTCGAGCCAACGTCCACATCGCCAATCAACTGACCAGATCCGTCGTCAGTGATCGTGCGCGGGATGCCGCCCGACGAGTATGTGATCTTAATGCTCGTCGGCACAACAGGGCCGAAGTAGCCAGGGATCTGCGCAACCGTCTGGCGCACCGTACCGTTACCCACATCCAGCAGGACGAACGAGGATGCCTTGCCAGCCAGCGCCGTTGGCAGACCAGCGGATGAAGGCGCGGACATCTCAATCAGCGCCGACCCGGTGTATTGATCGTTCAGAACCGCCGCGATGTGGCGCGTGTCCGCCACATCGTCCAGCGTGATATTCTCAAACGCCTCGACCACCACAGGCTTGCCCTGCGAGTCCTTCTCGCGCACGAACACGTTGTAGCGAGTGTAGTTACCAGTCTTCGCATCCAAGTAGTTTGGATCAGGCACGATCTCAAGCGACAGGTCGTCGCCGCTGACACCCTCATTGCGCGCGACATGCTTCTGCACGCGCGCATCAAAGGCCACATAGATCGGATTACCAGCCGTCGTCACCGCCACAGATGTGAAGTTCAGGATACCCGCTTTAGCATCAAGCGTGCCTGTACCAGCAGGGCCAGTGATCACACCGTCCTCATCCGAGGTGGATACCAAGAATGTCTTGTAGGCGTATGCGATGCTAATAGAGGCATCTGCAACTGGCGGATTGGCCGTGATGACCAGCTCAAACTCGCCAGTGACAATGTTGAGGTTGCCAGTAGCGTCGCCAGTGAAGGCGTTACCCACGTCCAGCGTGGCAGTGCGCGGCGTCGCCGTGGCATCCACCCACGACACCTGAACGGAGGGATTGACGATATGCTTGTTTGCCAAACGCCCAGCATACACACGCTGGCCAGACACGCCAGTCGCCATAACCTCCGCAGCCACGAAGGTAGCAGGCTCGTAGTCGTAGGTCATCGTGACGTTGCCCGCCGTCACATCCGCCAAGCCCCAAGAGATGGAGATTGCGCCAGTGTAGTAGTTAATCGTACCAGTGGCAGTACCAAGACCCGTCAGGTTGCCGCTACCATCATCAGTCAACGTCTGCGGCGTGGCGATACCATCCACATAGTTGATGGTGACGCTGCCCGGCACAATACTTACCTTATCAGCGGTAAACGCCTGCGTGCCGGATGCCGGCACAGCGGCGCCAAGTATCTCACCTACCACTGCGATGTCGTCTGTGAAGTACAGGCTAAACGTATCAGCAACGATGTCCTCCACGCCCAAGTCAACACCCGTGAGCGTATTCACACCGGCCACGGTGTTCCCTTGGGAATCGTCCACAGTCTTACTGGCGAAGTAGCCCTCAGACTTGGCAGCACCCGCGCCGACGACGCGCACGATGTAGGCGTTACCGCCATCGTTTGCGTAGTATTGGCGCAGCGTGAGAGGACCAAAGCTCAGATCTGTATCCTCACCGAAGACCTTGAAGGCATCACCAAGCGACGACACAAGCACTGGTGTGTTCACTGGACCCTTCTTGAACGAGCTGACCAGCGCCAAGTTTGCTGTGGAGACACCAGCCGTAAAGCGCGGCGCCTCATCGATCTCACGGCGATATACGCCAGGGTAAGTATAGCCAGGCATCGTGCCTCCTCTATTTCGTCAGGTAGTCCCTAGCAACCTTTGCGACCTTTCCAGCATGTGTTTTGGTTACACCGCATAGCGCCGCGATGTCTTCCACACTAAGGTCTAATAGTTGCTTAACAGTCTTCACGTCGTTATCTATGAGGCTCGCTTTGTTGCGGTCGCTCAAGTCAAGCCGTTCAATGGAGTCGTCTTCCTTTTGGATGAGCGACTGTTCGTGGTTTACCTCAATCTCAGCTACACCTTCCATTTCTTTTGTTTCAGTGGCGATTGGCGCATCGCTCGCAGGCGTGGGCGTGGGCTTGCTCTTTACGGCCTGCAAGACGCCGCGCTTGATAAGGTCCACCACCTGAGCTGTCATGCGTATGACAACAGGCTCATCCTTTGGCCGCAGGATCAGCACCTCTCCGTTCAATAGAGTAACCTGAACGGGCTGCTGCGTTGTTCTATACTTCGTAGTCATTACTCTACCTTGAGTTTAGCCTTGTTATCGGCATTTTTATGACAGACGACTCTTCATATTCCTCATAGTCGTCCTGCTCCGCCTCAACTCTGTAAGTTAACATATATCCATGATACCTGTTCAGGCTATCTATGATGCTCTTTATGTCGCTATCGCCCTCTCTGAATATGGTGAAGTAAGATGGTTCGTCTATTGTATCAAACACCTTCAGAAACTCTTTGTCAGGCAAACATCTCCTGACATACTTACGCATCAACTGAGCTTCTTTCTCGTACCTGCTTCTTATCTCAATATCATAAGTCAATGTTATGGGTATGGCATGGTTTCGCATGACATACTTACTATATCCAACCTTGCCCCCATAAGTAACCTCAGTAGCACTATCTGCTGGAACTCTGTACTTACGACCTGCGCGTATGGGCGTGCGGCGCTGATCATCAATATTTATACTCTCGCTCCTCTTGATCCTTATACCTGGCAGCAAATACCTTACATAAGGGTCTTCTGGATAGTCAAAGACGACAGGCACCCGCGTTGCTGTATCATCAGCTTCCATGATGCCTGGCCCAGTAACGCCCTTTATGTGCGCCTGTCTTATAGGTGAGCCAAGCACAGCAACATTGTTAGGGTTTGGAAATGGCAGAAAGTCAGCCTTGAGCGCTTCAAATATGGCTCGATCAAAATGCTCAAGATCAAGCTCACCCCTTGGGTTGGTTACGATACCTTGAATATCCTGCTGCATATCATCCCTCAAACATGTTTATTAGTGGAGAGTTTGCCCAATCCTTCAAGATTCTCATATCCCTCTCTTCAAACTCTGGCATACTATCTTTGGATATTCTTCCATTCACCATATCATCCACCGTCTTATTTAAGACAGTTTGCCATATGCCATTCTTCATCCTATTAAACCCCTCTCGCCAACCTGGCTTGCTACCATGCTCATCACCGAGCGCAAATTCTTTCCTTGCATGATTATAAGCAACATCATCTTGCAGGTCATATGTATCATCTGGAGATGATATTGTTGCCCCTTTATAAAATGTTCTATTTTCGTCCATGACACTTTCATACTCAAAAAGAGAACACTCTCTTGCTAAAATAAAAGCCAACTCAGCATCAAACCTTGGAAGTGTATATGGCGTATACGGCTCCATCTCTATGATGTCTTTTAACTTGATATGCGACATCTCATCTTTGGGTACAATGTATAAAATCCTTTGACCGATTTCGCTTATCTTCGTCGGCACCTTATCAGGCTCTACGGACACTCCATAAAAAATCTTATTATCATCCCCCTTAAAATAAACAAGGTGGAGATATTTCTTCTCCACCTTTAGCAGATCACCAAAGGCGACAGCAGCTCGCTTCGCCGCCATCTCTTGTATCTTCGGCCAATGCTTTCTGATCCAAGAGATGCGCTTACGAGCCGCCGCCATGCCTTTGATTTTCAGCCGCATGCCGCATACTACTTCTTGGGGACATGAGCAGCGCAAAGGCTGCTCACGAGCCGACGTGTAGTGTCGTTGGCAAACAAGTTCATCGGATCAGTAATCACAGCACGAGACGACGGCGCGCTCTCATTGAGGCTGTTCCCAGATGCAGGCGCAGCACTCTCAAGCAGATCAAAGTCAGCCTTGTAAGACTCAACCATTGACTTGAACTCGCTCGTCGTCTTGAACTGGCTCGGATTGGGCAGGCTATCAAGGAAGCGCGACTTGGCATCAGCATCCATACCAGCCGTCGCCTCAGACAGCACGAGCGCAAAGCCCGCCTTCTTCAGCACGCCCTTGAGCTGCGCATTCTCCTGACGAAGCTCAAGCGTATCCTCCACGCTCTCACGACGCATGTTCTTGCGTGCCTTGCGCGCGCCAGCGCTGCGCAGCGCGAGATCACGCATCTTGCGCTTGCGCTTGTGACGAGAGTGCAGCGCCTTGGCAGCCATAGCGACCGCAGCAAGGCCCGCAGCCTTACGCAGATTGCTCTCAATCATCTCCTCGCTCATACTGGCCGCCTCACGCTCAAGCGCTTCTATGCGACGCTTGGAGGTGGAGCGCTTGCGAGCGTTCCAGCGCTGACGCGCCTTACCGCCCAGCTTTGTAGCAGCATATGTCGCGGCAGCCACGCCAGCATACTTGCCGACACGCCTGGCAGCCTTCTTTGCTGCAGCAGCATATATCCGACGAGTCAACGCATCCTCGCTGATCTCCAGATCCTCACCCTCTAGCAAATCCTCTTCAAAGAGAGTCATATCTCGCTCCTGTTGGCTCTCTGTCTTACTACGGCTGAACCAGCCTTTTTTCTTTGCCTCAGCACGCTTCTTTTCAGCCTCGCGCTGCTTTCTTTCTCGCTCGGCCTCACGGCGCAGCAGCTCTTTCTTCTTTCGTTCACGTCGAATATCGAGCCGATCCTTGAGGCTATTACCGATCACGTCAACGGTGCCTTTTGCCAACCGAGCGCCAGCATAGGTTGCACCAGCGGTTGCCGCACTCTTTATACCCGCTTTTAAAGCACGCACGCCTGTTTTCTTTAACCAAGACTTCGTGATGCTCGCCTCATCCAGCTCATCACTCTCTGACATGAGACGACCTCGCCTGAAATTCTTTGCAGTCAGACGCGCTGGCTTTCCCTTGATCTGCTTACGATTCTTGACGTGCTTGTAGGCAGCAATAGCACTTGCTGCTATTGCCGCCTTTGCAACCTTTCGAGCCAACCGCTTCTTGAACTCGGCATCAAGCGCCTCAAGCTGAACGCGCATCCCTGTATCTTCATTTGCAGCATCCCATGCTTTCATAATTTTTCTCTCCTGAGCTGGCGAGGGCGCGATCTTCTTTGCGCCTTTTCCGCGCTTCATTGCTATGAGTGAAGCAGCTATCTTTGCAGATTTTTTGTCGGCATGATCAGCAGTATGCGTAAGAACCTTTGACGCACGCGCTCTCATGGATTTGAACTGGTCGCGGAACAGACTATTGCGTGTTGCCTTTGGTAGATCTATTCCAATCTTATCTCCAACGATGCGCTTCCATCGCCTTGATATAAGGTGATAGTTAGGTCTAGCCTTTCCCTTCACATTTATAATAGCATCACCAGCAGCAATGCTATCCTCAACAGCCTGCCACCAATACTTATAGGACAGGTCTGCATCTCTTATCCACTTTGGAGGTGGAAAGATTTTAAGAGCCTTTGATGCGTCACTCATGGCGCAGCCGCTACGATAGCGCTCAGTTTCTCATAGTGAGATTCAAAGTGCTGGTGTGCTGCGCACAGGCCGAGATGCACTCCGAAGCCTGAGATCCAAGAGCTGTGCTGGGCCTCTTGCCCACAGACCCAGCACAGCTTGCCGAAATACTCGCGCTCAAGAGGTCCAGCATATTGCACAAAGGCACTGGCTGGCGTGCTGATGGGCGTGCCGCAATAAACCTGCCCGCAGGTTGACGAGCCTTTATCGTTTGCAACCTGCATGTGTGTACATGACGCACACGCAAAGATCACGCCCGACCTGAACAGATCAATCGTCTTCTTTACCTGCGCAGATGGCTTTGGGGTCACGCCTATCATCTCGTCAATCCTCGTCGCCGTCCTCAACACCTTCAAAGAAGGTTTCAAAGTCTGCCGAGCCAGAACCCTGCTCCGCACGACTCTCAATCAGTGCGTCCACACCCTCATTGAAGAACAGCTCAAACTCCTCGCGCATACCACGCGCCGAGCGAAACGCCTTGCGGGCGCTCTTGACAGCCGCCTTGCCGCTGCGCTTGACGTTACCAGGCTGCACGTTCCAAACAGCCTTGACGGTATTCTTCGCGGAACGGGCCGCATTCTTGGCGTGACGCATTGCGCGCTCACGGCTGGACAGTGTTTTCTTCGGCATTTGACTTCTCCTTTATCGTTGACCCATCAGCCTGCGCTCCGGCAAGAACTCTTCATTGCGCGCAAGCGTAAGCAGCCATTCAGTATGATACACAGATGAGTGAATACGACCCTTTTTTTCTACTTTGGTCACATTGTAGAACACACCAAAATCGCGCCGAGAGTCTGACCAAAATTCTAGCAGATCCCCTTCTACTGGCTCAGGCAGCTCATTAATGATATGGTAAAACACTGGAATCCTTGCTGTTGCTGTGAATGTAAATTGCTGACCATACTCCATCGTTTGAACTTGCTTGTCGCTGCTTTCATCAAACTTCACAGAAGCTAATGTTTCAAATGGAGGTATGGTAAACTCTTTACCTACACCTGGATATGGTTGACCATAAACATCATCCACCCTCTTTAGAGATGCGCGCCAATATCTAATCTGAAAAGAAACTATTGGCAATATGCCAATGCCAACATTTCTATCAGACCTTGCATTGCCATTTGACATTGTGCCTGGAGGTGTGATCGCCTGACCAGGCTGTATCTGAGATGCTGCACTCAAGGCTTGGCCGTGATATATCTCCTCATATGAAAGCCTCATCAAAAACAAAACCTCATATGGATACACTTGCAGAAGTCTTGGCTCAAAGTCATGGAGCGGAGTATTCCAACCCATCTAACCCTCCAAATCTATTCGTTCTGGTTTGGATCTTCCAAACACTATGTAGACCGACCTTACATAGAGACTTGCTCGCTCTCTCTTCATGCCCCCCAGCTTTGCCTTACTTTCATCCACATAGCCTAAAGTCATGTGAGGCACAAATCCATATGCACCACTTTGTACCAATCCATCAGCCTTCAGGATCTCATACATTTCATTCTGAAGCTCATCCATCTCAATAGATGTGAACAGCAGCACCTTTACATATTTATCACCCTTCACATCAGGGTAAAATGTTCCATCACCCGTCAACTCAATATAAAAAGGCTTTCTTTTTCTTATTGATGAAACAAGAGCATTCCTTGCTTGTTCGCTCATCTCACCAAGTTTACTTGAGTAGAACAGCGTCAGATGAAGATCTGACGCGTCATATTCGCTATCGCAAAACTTTGATAGTCTATCCACAAACTCAATGTTTGGGTAGATTGCTATCATTCCATTGTGGCTTCCTATCTTCATCCTCATCCTCCACTTTACATGTCAAAAAAGCCACCTGCACCCGGATCACGCCCCTTTACTGGAGGCGCAGGATCTCCCACCTCACCAAAATTAAAGTCGCTCTCATCTTCAAATCCACCTTCATCTTCAAAACCCTCTTCATCAAACCCGTCCATCTCATCTTCCATGCCACCTCGTCTTGGGGACTTTTTCTTGGTGAGGTTTTTCAAATAGTCTGAAAAGTGAGTATCAAACTCTTTCTTCTTTGGAAAGTCAGCAAAGTCTCTAGGTACGCGCATGAATACCTTTGAGTCTAGCTTCTTCTTCTGATCATTCTTTTTCTTTTTACTCTTTTCATCTTCCGAATTGTCAGCCTTAACGGCCTCATTTGACTTTGTTCCTATTGGCCCAACAAGCGTCACATTCTTCTCAACCTCCGTGGACCATTCGTCAAAAGAAACCACGGCGGTCCTATCAGCAAATATACCATCAAGCACTGATAGGTAATAAACCCTCATATCAGATGATCCATTAACCTGAAACATCTCACCCTTCTCAAGTATGATAGGCTCTGCCGACTCATACTCATATTCGCTTCTCATTCTCACCCTATTCTTAACAACGAACACAAAGCCAACGATTTTATTTATCTCATCAAACATGGATGCTTCAATAAGGCTAGCAACAGCATCAGTGCGCACATCCTCATCAAACGATATAACAACACACCCCCTCCCATTAACTACTCGCTTTGCTACTTTTGCAACACGAAAGCCTGCATCTTCAACGAGTCTGAATATGTCAGACTCGCTTTCATTCCATAGCTCAGTGCTAGTGAAATTCACAGACCTTGTGATTGATGGTGTGTAGTGTATGCGTCTCTTCATTTTTTAACCAACCATAAAGCCGCCAGGATAGGCGTGATCCATGAGTCGCTCTGTCAGCTCGCGCTTCGCTTCTGCCGCTTCTGCCAACAGCGTATCGCCGTCTAGCGTGCGCTCACCCTCTGCCGTAGGATAGCCGCCAAACTTGTTACGAATACGCCCAAGCGTCTCTTTTGCACAAGCCAATGCGTACTCGCGCACAAACATCATATCAGACGGTAGCATATTGCTAAAGTCAATTACGTTGCTGATGTAAGACACAAGCATGGTTGCGGGGCGCCGAGGTCGAGGGAGCAGGCGAACCGTGCGCGTCGCAGCGTTCCACTCCCATTCAGGCTCCGCGCCCAACACTCGTCGCCCCACCTCTGCGTGCTGCATGGATTGAATCAGGCTTGAGTATGGCGACTGTGCCATACCACCACCATAAAGATCCTCTACTGGGACCGCTCCAATGCCAAGCTGGCTCATACCAAAGACACCAAACGCGCCCAAGAACTCCTCTGCTCGGTATAGATCGTCAGGCAGCGCCACCTTGAACACATAGTAGCAGTCACTTGGAACCTGATAGTCAATCTGATTTGGCAGCACGTTGATCGTGACCTCTTTGGGTTGACCCTTCCACGTCGCAAACCAGAGAGTTGCTTCCTCCAGAGCAAAGTCAAGTGAGCCGTCTGGCAGCTCCACAAACAACACGCCGGCGCCCAACTTCGCCTTGATATAGTCCTTAACGCGCTGCACAGCAGGCGTGTCGCTTGTGGTATTGTACTGAAATGAGACAGTGAATGAGAACGCCGTCACCCCTACCGTATAAGTCCAGCGCAGCTTGTAGTCGCCTGCCACTGTCCTCGCCACATCGGCCACTGTGTATTGACCCGCTGCTGGATTCAGGATGTCTGGCGGCAGGTATGTGGCAACCTCAACATTCGACGGATCAAATACCCTCAAGCTATCCACGCTCGTAGGTATAACGGGCAGACCTGTAATGTCGTCAGTAAATCGGATGCCATAAGTAGAGGCTACGCCCGTCAACCCATAGCTCGGCGGCAGTGATTCTACCATGAGCGCCATGCTTTACCTCCATACTTGACGTGTCTTCACACGTCCTCATCCGTTGACTCGTCGTCTTCGTCGCTCTCATCCTCCAGCTCCTCAAGCGCGGGCGGCTCAGGAAGCGTTGCATAGTAGGATTCAAGCACTTTGATCAAATCGCTCTTGAGCGGCGTTCCTGCGGCGCCAGTCGGGATGATCTTCTCCACGAGGCCGAGCCGTTCGACGATGGACATCAGCGCCGCCTTGGGCTGCGACGATAGAGTCTCCAGCGGCGGCAGCAAGAACTCTGGCTCTTCCTTCATGATCACCTCTGGCGTAGGAGCCACAGGCACAGGCGCGGCCTCTACAACCATCACAAGCTCAGGCTCATCCGCTTCCAAATCAGTCGTGTCAGCAGCGACCTCCTCAACCACTGGCCGCGCGGACTGGATCAGCTTGCGCAACCCCTCCTTTGCCTTGGAACCAACGCTGGTCCCAACACGCCGCAGAATCGTCCCTTCATATTTGGCGTAAGCCTCGCCCTCAACGAATGGACTTTTTGCGCTCAACGCTACGCGCTTGCCTTCACCTGGGCGGTATCCACCCACATAAACAACCATCTTGGGATCTTTGCGATATTCTGGAAGCAGCTCCCATCTCGTCTGTGACATCTTTCTTGCTCCTGCTGTGATCGATCCGCTTCAGCGCAGACCTGATCGGACTATACAAAAAAAAGACCAGAAGGGCTATCCTTTCTGGTCTTCTTCAGGCTCACAGGCGCGCGCTGATACGCGCGCGCCTGTACGTCTGTCAGACGTTGAGAACCTTGATGCGCCCGTAGTATTCGGGGCGGAGCATACGCTTCGCATAGCGCGTGCGCAGACCCTTCTTGTTCGTATGATCCTCTGGATCAAGGAACGTCTGCGTCATCTGGAGCGGGATGTACGGGGCATACACATAGCCCGCATCCAGATAGTTGCGACCCTTGTAGCCAACGATGATCTCGTCAGTGCGCATATACGGGTCCACAAACACCTGGAAGCGATTGTAGAGCAGACCCATGCGATAGATGCCCATATCCGAGGTCTGCTGACCGTAGGTGATGGGGCGCTCAACCTGCGCGCCAAGCATCGAGAAGTCCGCGTGACCTTGGAACTGCACGAGAATCGAGCTGATCTCAGGCGAGACAACAAGCCAATTAGCCAGCGCTCGCTTGGACTTGCGCAGGATCTTCGACGACACGTCTTGGATCTTTGTCACCAGCTCGCGGTAATAGTCCATCTGGGCCATACCTGCCGGAGCGCCACCGCGATCCCAGGTATCCACGGTCTGCGCACGGTTGCGGATGTCGCGCAGGATCTCGCGGTCGATCTCCAGACCGATCTCGTTCGACACGCCGCTCAAAAGCTGCGTCTCGCCCTCCACGCCATGCAGCGCACGCAGATCGTCCGCAGCCTCAGCCGTCCAGGTGATATTGATCTTGCGCGTCTTGGCGCGGATCTCATCGACGGTGATCTGCAAGGCGATCTCAGGCAGGTTGAGGTTGCCTTCCTGATCGTAGAAGTAGTTGACGACGACGCGGTTGCCAGTCGCGGGCGGGTTCGTGAAGCGGAAGTTGGTGAGCTGACCAGTGATGTAGTCAAACGCAGCCGTGCCTACCACATCACCCGTAAAGCTACCAGCGCCGTTATCCACAGCCGACTGCACGACGTTACCCGCGCCATCCACCTCACTGATCGTGACCTTATAGGTCGGATCGGACACTGTGGTGTTGTTCGGGAACACTGGCGAATAGTCGAACGTCACCGCCAGCGCAGCGCCAGCGCCGCCGAAGCGCACACCATCACCCGTCGCCAGCAGCTCCTCGTCAATCTCCTCCGAGCTGTACGTCTCATTGAACGTCTCAGTCAGGATTGATCCCTGCGGAACCGTACCCTTGCGCTTGTTGTGCTTGTAGTCGAGATAAAAAATCGCGCCCACAGGACCGCTGAGAGGCTGAATCTCCACCAGATCGTGAGCGATCAGATTGGGGAAGACGCGCATCAGGACCGGGAAGATCGTGGACTGATAGTCCGCGATGTTGGCGGTGGCTGTGCCAGCGCTCTCGCTCACCAGCGTGCGCGGCGCCTTGTCGCGGCCAGTCATCTCGTTCAGCGTGGACTCAAGCACCATCGCCGTTGCGGCGCGGCGCATATCGCCTTCAACCTTCGGAGCGGGGATGTGTTGCAGGTATTGCGACCACTTGCTCTCCACCATCTCAGCATAGTCTCTGTTGTGGATATTGCGCTGGTCGTTTGCGAAACTTGTGTTCGTGGACATATCTAACTCCAATCCAGGGAGTACGCCCATCACTTGTGGGCGAACATTTGATTGTATCTGTCTAGCGTAAAGCCAGGCAACAGCGGCGAACCGCCATTGTTTGCTGACTCACGCAGATTACCGTGCAGGTTTTCTTTTCTCTCTTCCACTTTTTCTTGTGTCTTACCAGAAGCCACGTCGCGTATTCTCTGTTGAGTGGATTCAGAGAGCAGCGTTGAGTTGGAGTCCTTCTTTGTAGGTCCAGCAACAGGCTTTCGGTATGTCTTGTTATAAGACTCAATCAGTGGACCGATCTCACGCTCACTCTTTGCCATCTTCAGATGCTCCAAGAGAGCATTTGGGTTGGCAGAGCCAATGACAGCCTTGTAGCGCGCAAGGTCAAGATGCAGATCCTCAACAGTCTCATTCAGACGAGCAAGCTCATTGCGGCTCTCCATCACAACAGCTTTTGCCTTCTGATAGCCAATCGCCTGCTGTTCAGCTTCGGTCAGTTGAGCCTTCAGCATCTTTATCTGATCACGACTCTCTCTTATCAGATCCCTTGCAGCGTCTTCTCTCTGCTTGCTCTCCTCTAGCTCTTGACGGAGCGCTCGCAGAAGATTTTTTGCCTCTTGCAGTTCAGCATGTGCGCCATTCAATCGCTTGATCTTTATGCTGGCCGCATTAAGTCTCTCATTGCAATCACTCAGCTTACCTTTAAGATCCTCAATAAAGCCCTCATATACAGAGGGCTCATCGTAGAGCCTGCCATTAGAGGCAAACTCATTCATGACCACTTCAACGCGCTTTCTATACTCATCAAGCGTGTCGTAGTTTTTATAAGGTCCAACCATAGACAGGAAGTGGTCAGTATGCTCCTTCCGCACTCTATGCACATTGCTTGCGAGAATGTATGCGACAGACACCTTGCGCAAGTCTTCCTTCAATGCAGCTTTGCGCTCTTCCAGCTTGAAGATGTCAGCGTTAGCTGCCTCAAGCTGCTCTTTCCAACCCGCACGCTCCGCCTCCGAAAGATCCGAGGGAGTCATTCCCTCCGCCAACGGGGCGATCTGACGCAGGAGCGACTTGTAAACGAGGCGCATATCGCCCTCAGCCTCCAACTCCTCCATCACACGCTCACGCTCTTCCTGCGTTGCAGTGTACAGCACGCGCTCAAGGTTCTCTGCAACCTTGGCTTGCTCATTCTCCACAGCAACGCGCAGCTTCTCCTCATAAACACGGTTGAGCTTGATCGTAACATTGCGCTCCGCCTCTGCCACGAGACTTGCGTGAATGTCAGGATAAAGCGCAGCCAGCGCGGCGAGCGAGTGAGGGATCACCCCTTCCGTCTTGACAGGTTCAGGCATGACAGGCTTGAGCGGAACGATGTGTGATGCAGGCGGCGCCACAGTGGCATTGGGCTCACTGCTTGAGCTATCACCGCTGGACTTGTCATCACCCTGCGTCTCTTCACTGTCCTTCACATCAGCACCTTCCTCGCCTTCTCCCTCCTCCTCGCCCTTACCCTTGCCATCTGTATTGACGTTGACCTCCACATCAACCTCAACTTCAACCTCAGACTCGGCAAAGTGCGTACCTTCGCCATGATAACTAAAGTCTGGCAACGCGCTAGACATCGCGGGGTCAGCCACAACGTCATAGGTCAGCAACTTAAAGTCCTCTTGGACGACGTGATAACCTTGCTGATTTTTCTGCACAGATCCGAGGCCGCGAGATGACACACCCAGCTTTACGCCAGAGTCAACCAGCGCTTGCAGCTCTCGACCATTGCGCGTCTTCAAGACCTCCAAATGACCCATCACGCGCCCATCAGACTCAATGGTCATCTTTGTGATGATGTGAGACACACGACCGAGCATGGTGCGGCCATCGTCAGGATGATCCAGCTCACCAAAGAGCTGACGGTGCATCATAGCCCGCTCCAAGCGCTTGATCTCGCGCTCCAAGATGCGCCTGGGATAGATGCGGCCATTAGCGGTCGGCACATCTACACGGCCAAACTCGCCAACAGCGACGATCCGACCGTCTTGAGACTCGCTCAGTGTAAGCGTGAGCGGATGATATTCTCTCATATACTGCATGATTAACTCCTGAATGCGAGGCGAAGGTCTTATAAAAAAGCCCCGATTCTTTATCGGCCTTTATGCCTCTAAATCATCGGGGCTTCCTGTTTCATCGCGCCTGCTCAATAGGTCTTCCATCTGAACTTTCCAGAGTAGCCCGTATTGGCCAAGACACGTCTCTTCTGGCGCTTCCGGCCAAGCGCATTATTGATGTCTCGCTTGAGCTGCTTACCGAGACTTGGACCGAAGCCTATTATCTCGCGGCGACCAGATTTGTAGGCTGACCGCCGCTTGCGCTTGCCGCCGCCCTTGCGGGCTTGCTCTCCTCGAAATGCCTCTTGCAAGGTCATTCCGAGGAACGCATCAGGCCAGAAGGTGCTGATAGCGACGAAACGAAGACTTCATGACACCCTTCGCCCGCGTTGCCAACTTCGCCGCTGCGATCTCGTCGAAGTCGCCCCGATTAACCGCCTCAGCCACCTGCTTGCAGCGGTTGGCGAACTTCACCAGCGCCTTCTTGTCCTCAGCAGACTCACAAACGTTGTGGATCGCCTTGGCAGCACGCACAGAACGATTGAGGTCAGCCACAACAGCATCCACGTTGATGCGGTAGGCGCCAGCATCCTTGCTCTCCTCAAGCATGGAGTCCAGACGAGTCTCCAGAGACTCGCGCTGCTGCCAGCGCCTCTTCATCAACTCACGACGCTTGTACTCAGGATCGCGCTCCCTCATCTGACGCTGCTTCTTAACCTTGGCCTTGTTCTTCTGATACCACTTGCGACGCGCAGCACGCTCGGCAGAAGTCATGGGCTTGACACGAATCTTCTTGGGAGTGCCGCCTGCATACGACGTGATCACACGCGACTCGTCCAAGTCGTAATCAGACGCCAGATCGTCCAGTTCATCGTCGGCATAGTCGTCTTCATCATCAAAGACATCATCATCGCCGCCCATCAGCTCGTCGTCCAGCTCGTCATACTCCTCCTCATCTGCGGCTTCAAACGGGTCTTCGTCGACGTCTTCGTCGTCGTAGTAGTCTTCGTCGTCAAAGACATCATCATCGCCGCCCATCAGCTCGTCTTCAAACTCATCATAGCCGTCGTCCTCCTCATCCATTGACCAGCTCTCAGCCAGATCGCCAACCTTGGACTCTTGGAGGTACTTTTCAATCGAGTTCTTCATCACCGTCTCCTAATTGCTTGAGCTGTCTGTGACAGATCCTTTACTACTCAGCCTTGCGAAATAAGGCAGGCTGCACACAGGCAAGCTGCCTCTACAAAGTCAGCGCATCTATCGCGCGCTTGTCTTGCTACCTGTCCGCTGGGTTGTAAGCCTCCAAGGCGTTGCAACAGTTCCAGCGTGTTCCTGACATCCGCCAGCAAGTCTTTACTGATGACTTGCAGGTTGACATCCTTTGAAAGAGAAGCACGTTGCATCTTTGATTGCAAAAATTCTAAAACTTGGACAGCTTGACCCACCCATTGCTCACTTGTTCGCAGACCTACTATCTGTACGCCCTCTGGCATATCCCCCAACAAGCTCAAGTAAGCAGACCCCTGTGCGCTCGGTATTAGCTCTCTACACCGCAAATACCATAGTGACGCAGAAGGCGATGGGATGACGCGCTTGTATTTTTCATCAAAGTCTTTTAGCACATCCGAAGTGCTTATCTTATGCGCGGCCATCTTACTCGCCAAGCCAACCTCACCACGCACAATCCTCGCCGCCATGTCATTGTAAAAACCTTTTACATCTGCGGCGCGCATTGATCTGAATGGACCTTCATAACGCTCATCGCCCATCACAAGATCGCCATTGAGCGCGACATGATAAGGTTTGCTAAATAAACCATCATCCCTCTTGAAATAAAAACAATCACTGCATGTACAGATGTATGTTACACCTGCACGCCCGCAAAAGGTTTTTATTTCTTCCAAGAGGCGATCATAACTATTATTCAGCATATGGATTATCATTGACATGTTCAGCCAGACCTTCTCTTTCTTTCCTTCACATCACCAAAGTCAAACCTTGCTCTTGGCGCCGACTTGAAAGCTGAGTTTTTTTGAATGTTTGTGAGCAGATCCCTTACGCCATCCAGCTTCTTAAATAGCGCACTATGACTCTTGCGCATCTCAAGAATAACCTGCTCAGGGTTCATATCGCTGCGACCTCTTGTATAATCGCGCTCGGACACTCCCCATGCACCTGATTTGATCTTCTTGGCGATGCGACGCTCCCGCGCGGCGCGCGCGACCTTTGGATTGCGCACCTCATTGAGTACGGGCCGCCCCTCCGCCTGCTCCAGGCTTTCGTTTTGCGCTTTTGTGGTCAAGACATCACGGCGGATCTCGCGCTCAATCTCAGCCGTAGAGAGCATGTCTAGCTCCTCTTGGCGCAGGACCATAAGATTGACAGCCTCCTCCTCGCTGAATCCAAACAGGTTGACCATAAGCCACCGAACACTCACCTCTTCCTTGAGGCGGTCCATGATGTCTGCCTTGGCAGATAAGATCTCAATCCTAGCCAGCTCCAAGATGGCAGATGGGACAGTCATAAGAATGTTGTAGTAGAAGTCATCAGGGTTTCTATTGGTTGCTAACATATGCACATCAGCTATATGTGAGAAACCATGTCTGATGCCTTGCTGCACACGCATGATGCTTGATGCAAACCTGATGTCCTCTTGAGACAACGGCCTCTCCTGAACATCATCATCCTTGCCGAGCATCGGAATCTTAATCGCCCTGCCCAGCTTCTTTCTGAAATAGTCAATATCATCCACGGCCTGATAGTCTGGACCCTGGATGCTATCAATCCTGACCGCCTCGCCACGCTGTCTATTAACAGGCACAAAAAAGTCTTCATCAATCGACAGGGGATCAAACGCAGTGTCAAGCTGCCCCGTTGAAGGATTTATTATCCTGCGACGCTTGTACATATTGCGAACTCGCTTCGCCTCTTCCCATGCCTGCTGTGGCGGCAGATTTCCTGTATCCACATAAAAAGCATATCGAGAAGGCGCGCGAGTGTTATGCACAACAACGCCGTCAGCAACAAAGTTATGAGTCTCCGCATCAACACCTATATCCCAAATCTCGCCCTCAAAAGACTTCTTGACCTTTAGTATTGGCGAATGAAGGCCGAACCTCTTTCCAGACACGGTGAGTTTTGCAGTGCCATTTGACACCACTATATTTCCACAATCAAACCCAAAGAACATCAGCTTTGACTTGAGTATTCTCGCTTGAGCAATCGCCCTTGTCTTGAAGATGCCATCATGCTTGTTAAGTATAACGGAAACCATAGCATCAAGCATTGCATAGCGATGCTCAAAAGCCATGCTATCAAACCAGTGTGGCAATAGAGCGTTCTTTCGCTCTGAAATTGCGATAATATCATTAACGAAAAGATACTCATGTATAAACAGGCTCTTTATTGACTTGCTATCATCGTAAATGGCAAGAGATATATCACCACACCCGCTCAAGAATGCTTTAACAAATGACCAAGACTCATCATCAGTATCAAACGATACGATACCTTTCTTCATGATTGAAGCAGACATCAAGTAGATGCCAGCAAACCTGGCCAAGTCTGTCGTCATGACAGATGGGTAGTTGTCAGCATCCAAGCACACGAGCGGCTTCTGCTCGGCGCTCACAACGCGCTGCGCCATCGGCAACAGCTTATAGCTACCTTCCTCCACGAACGGAGTCACGAAGCAATGGTGGCCAGGCTCAATATCCTTGACCTCCACATAGCTGTACTTCCATTGGCCATCTTCCAGGTGAGCGCAGAGAACAGGGTGTGTGGCGTTCGCATAGAGGCGGCGCGTATCCGACGACACCTCATAAATCCAATCTGTTCCGTTGCACTTCTTGTAAGTGATATGTGTCTCTTTCAGCCTCGCGTCGTGATCAAACGTATAGATCGCATCACCAACGTTTACATCACTAATAGGCACGTCGCCGTTCTTGGTCCAGACGCGGGAGTCTTTGTAGAGACACAGCTTATGGATAACAGCCGCATCTTCCATCATGACCAAGCGCTTGTACGCCCAGCGCGCGCCATCAAAGATGCCATCACCATAAAGCGACGAGCGGTTCTTTGCGGATAGCTTAAAGTTGGCGACCTCCCAAGGCTCAAAGCCTATCGTGTTGAACGAAGAGGCCGACATCTGAGGCAGCGGGTGCATGTGATGCCCATTGCCGCGCAACATCATGGCTCGGAATTGACTCGGCGTCATGGGCGCCAGGCCACTGGGGCTGACCACGAATCCCATCAACTGCCCGTATTCGTCAGGCACCTTGCGCGTCCACGGCGTATGGAGCGGCTGCGTATCAATGACGCCATGTTCGTTTACAAACAGGCGCTCGTAGGCATCCCCATACTTGCAGGCGTAGCGCACCAGCTCCCAGAGGAACGACTGCACCTTGAGCTGTCTGTGAAAAAGGAAGTTCAGGTCGGCGGCGAGGTTGTCGTTGTCACTCTCAACCCAGAGCTGACTCTTGCGCAAAAAGTCGGGCTGCGTTGCCTCATCAGCATAGTTATCAAGAGACGATGTTAGCTCTGGATAGTTGTCCATCTCTTCATAGTCTCTATATTTTTGAATCAAATCCTGATGTATCGCAACATGCATTGTATAGAAGTCATAGAAAGACATGCCTTCTACGGCTACTGGCGGCAGACCTTGCTGCGCGTAGCGCGCACGCTCAATGCGCGCGATTTCGTCGTTGTCGCGCTCCCACGCTTGACGCACGGTATCCCAAATGTCTCTCAAACCAGCCATATCTATTACCTCTTTGCGGCACTCAGCCTATAAGGTCATGCCATGTATCTAGCGGATGTTCAATTCTTCCTTCCCGCTCAAACGGATCACTAGGAAGCCCCACTCCGCGCGAGCTATTTCTGGATAGTGTATACACCACACCCGCCAAAGAATCGCTCAAGTCCTTTGACTCGCCTGGTATGTGATCAACCTTGCCAGTCAGGTTATCTTTCTTGAGAAGCGACAGCTCACGCTCAAGAATCTCATTCTTCACGACAGACACACGGCGCTCATACATTGCCTCTTTAAGTGTGTCGTAACCATCAGGTTTCGTATCAAGACTGAATCGCTCAGTGGTGAATCCATTATCCTCCAACACCTGCAATGTGTCTGCTGACTGATAGGTGTCAGATGTGACGAGAGTGATTGTGTAGCCATGCTTCCGAAGCTCATAGATGAGGTGACGTATGTTGGAGAAACGGATCTCATCGTTGGGCGGGGCGACGATTTGCAGAAGCAGATCAATCTTGATGAACGGTCGCTGCTCTCTGTACTCAACACCCGTCTCAGGGTCGCGCACCGTCACTTCAACCCACTTGGCCACATGCCCCATACAAAACCCCGTCGCATCTGTGGTGAGTGACGGGTCAATGTGGATATGCCGAGGAGCGTCAGGGTTCAGAATAGGCTTGTGCTTGACCTCTATCAAACCACCAAGCGTCTTGGTGTTGTAGCTGCGCACCATGAGATTCCAGTTGATCCTGAGTGTCGATCCACTCTCCCAAGAGAGTGATGGCAGCGGGTGCGGCCCATCTTGGCGATCATCGCTCATCCACTTGATAGCATCTGGCTTGTTTAGATAAGGCATGACTCGCGGCACTGCCTTACCTGCGATGTCACGAATGGCAGTCTCAATGTCATTCTCAAACTCACCTCTATACTCAATGGGAATGACCAACACCTCTGCCATCTCGTCATCTGTATTTGGCGGCGCCTCCCCTTCTGCCAAGATCCTTGATGGGAGCGTTCGACCTCCAAAAAAGACTCTAAATTTTTCTCCGCTATACTTGTCTTGTGGCTTCACATCCCATTCAGCATAATCCATAACGTACATGCCAGGATCATCCTTGCCATCTTGAATGCGCTTGGCCGTAAAGTCAAGATCGGTATTCTTGGATGAGATCACGAAGAGTACGCCAGGCACAGAACCGTGACGCATGAAACGGCTCTTGATACGCTTCGTGATGGATTGGTGAACCTTCTCAATGCGCGTCACTGGCTTTGAGTTAAGCGTCTTATCCTGCTTGAACTGCTTATTGTTAGCACCAAAGTTAACCTCGTCCATAATCGCGCCAAAGACGTTCAAACCGATCAACCCCTCAGATGTAGAAGCAGCACAGACAATGCGTATTGAGTCTGTAATCTTGGCTTCGTACTTGCCAAAATCTGGCCTGGGCGACAGCTCTTGAAAATAGGGGCTTGATTGCACGCGGTTCATCAAGTCTTGATAGATAGAGCGAGATGCCTGCACCTGTGTCGTAGACATAAGCGCAAAGTAGATCGGCGTGCCTGCTGCCAACCCATATGTCTCTTGCGGGTCAGCCAAGCATGTCAGCTTATACAGAGAATAAAGCATCCCAGTTATGGAGAAGAATGATTTTCCATAACCAATTGAACCAGTCAAGATGACTTCAAAGTAATTCCCATTTATAACCTCAATAATATCTTCCTTGAGCTTTGGATAGAGATTTCTTGATGATGGGCCAGAATAGTATTCATCCTCAATAAACTCTTCAATGGATACTGGCGGTCGTCTGTAATGACTTTTTCGCAGCCTTGCTGCCTCCTTATTGATCTGCTCATCTCCAGACAGCAGCCTTATGATGTACTTCTGCTCGGCAGCAGACAGTGATGCCCAGTCACGCTGCATAGCCTTGATCTCCTCTTCAATCGTCCTTACGACCTTGGCACGTCCATTCTCCTCGTAGATCATTCGTCGTTATCCTCCAAGCTGCTTATATCGCCCAGCGGCCCGCCTTCGCCGTCAATCTCGGCATCCTCAATAACCTGCCCCTTGATGCGCTTGTCTGCAACGACGATGCGCTGCGCCAAGCCTGCATCAAGGTTTGCCAAGCGCTCGGCCATCTCCAGCACAGCTCCGCGCCTGCTCGGATTGTCCATGAGGCTGCGCGTGACAGGCGATAGCGACTCATCAGAATCAGATGATGGCAATAGGTTGGTTTTATTAAGGTTAAGGTCTTCCCTTACATTGTGAATCTTGCTCAGGATGTCTGTTGCAACCTTAATCTCTGTACCGATAGACCTGTTCATATTGCCCGTCTTCGCACCCTTTTGAGACTCGGCAGAATAAGCAGTGATGATGCGCGCCTTTTGTATGTTGTATAAAGACTCCAGCTCTTGCAATACATTAATCCTCTCAACCCTATCCACAGCAATAGCGTGATGAGGATGTTGGGATGAAATAAGCTCAGGCTCCATCGTATTAGGTGCAGATTCGCCATCAACATCAAGGGCTGTTCTATATTTTGGAAACTCGTTTGTAATAAAATCTCTCACCATTCTCGTGATGGTATCAATAGATATTAGATTATAAAACTTAGCCTCCCTTCTAATGAAGTCGGCAATCTCTTTAGGCTTAACATTATTGTTACACATCGCAAGTATGTCTGGAAAGCACTCAAGAGCCTTGAGCCTTACAAACTTATCAGCCGAGCTTAGATTGGCGCTCGTCGCGCGTGGGCGTTTCACGCGCGCCAGCTTGGCACTCTCAAGAAGCTGACGCTGCTTTGCGTTCAAGTCGTTGCCGGATGACATTTCAACCCTCAAGGCTATTCAAGATGTCGTCACCTGTGATGACAGTCTCTTGATCCTCTGTAAACGCAATGATCTTGATGCGGTATCGAGACTCTACACTCTTGAGCATCCGCTTGAGCGCGTCATAGTCTGACGCGCTCGGTTGCTGCTTGTGCTGCGCCCTGAAGTCATGGCAGATACGCCCTAGCACAGCAGCAGGGTCAGCCACAGCCTCCCCATAGACGACACGCCCCACGTTCACCGCCTCCTCAATAACCTGGATCAAGTCATCAGGGCCGCGCAGCTTCAAAATGCGCCCCTCCTCTACGTCATGCTCTATTGCGCGACTTGGACCAGCCTGACCTGTCACCTGCTCCTTTAGCTGCTTGAGGGTCAGCTTTTGCGCAATGGCAATCCAGTCGTCCACGTTATCCACAGTGGCAACGTTCACGAGCAGCACCATCTTGGACCAAGATATACCAGCCAGCTCAAACCTCTTAAAAAACTCTTTTCCGTTCTTTATGTAAAACCAATCCCACACCTTGCACATATCAAGCGCGGCCTTTGGCGCATAGTCAGTCTCGTAGCTCACAAACTCCTTAAACGTCTTATACGGCCTGTCAGGCTCAAGCCTGTGCTGTATAAACATATAAAGGGCGCTATTCTGTATGTGGTAAAAAGTTTCAGCGACAATATAACTATTTGTCCTGTCCTTTGACAGCAGCTCCCTTAGCTTTGTCATCCGCCTCTTGGCTTCTAATCTAAGCTCTTTGCTGTCCTCAATTGATACAAATTCTTCGTCGTTTAACTCATTGTGGCTCATTTAGCCTTCCTCTCTTTAATTTACCCCAAGTCTTATTATTGTCATTTGATATTTCATGTCAAGCTACTTTGACCTGTCTCTTATCAAGCCATAGATAATCAGCCTGTTCCTTGACTGATGCGCTCTTTCTTTGGCATTGTGTAGACCCATGTTTGCTTCCCAAAGCGTGCGCGGAGGACCATTGAATCCATCGCCGTCGCCAGACTTCTTGTAAGACATACACTCCCTATAAAGATCAACCCAAGCGACTATCTCACATAGTGCAATGTATACCTCATCATACCACTTCACGTTATCAATCAAGCAAGACATGCTGAATGCCCATAAGACATCAAGGGATCTAATGACGCCAGCGCCCTCCATACTTTCAAGGCATTGTCTTATCATGTTCAAAATATCAGACCTTGAAGGTTTTTCTAGCCTGCTTGCAACCCATTGATGAAAGTCAATGAGCTTATCATCTATGATGTGCTGCTGACTCAGCAGCGCGCGCTCTGTCCAATTGCAGAAAAGCATGAGTCCTCCAATTCTGCGCCAAGTGCAGCATTGGAGGACTCCAGCGCGCGTGTCAAGCGCATTCTTATTTCGCACTGGCGCACACTCAAGCGCCTGAGAACACCTTGAAGACCAGAGCAATCACCGCAACCAGCAGGCCACCCCCTACTGCCGATGCGATCTTCATCTGCGTCCTTAGCTCCACAACAGACCCAGACAGACCTTGCGTGTGCTGACGCAGCTCACACACTTCGCGTTCCATCTTGTTAAACTCATTCTCAACGCGCGCAACAGAGTCCTTGCCCGAACCTAAGCGCTCATTGAGGAGCTTAATATCTCCCTTCATCTCACTCATCTCGCTTTTAACTTCTGACTGAAATGAGTTGAATTTTTGATTTAGATCCGCTTGACTCGTCTTTAAAGCATCCTCAATGCGTTGGAAAGATGTCTCACCCCGCCTTATGAAGTCTCTGATGTTTATGTCTGTCTCTGACATCTCTTCTAATCCTCTGCTCATAGCTGCCACCGTTGGCTAGGTACTCAAATAAATCCCCGCACTCTCCCCCATTGTATAACGAGTGACAGCTATGAGTTCACATTTTACAAATGTGACGTAATTTTTTCTCTCTCAATAACTTCTTGAGGCAGTTTTTGCGCAAGCAATTCAAGTATCCTTGTGTTCTGAGCCTTGTACTCCCAATGTGCGTTGGACGTGGAGGCGCGCAGCTCGGCCTTGTAGACCAAGTTCGGCAAGTCAGCCTGATACTCCAAGCGTAACAAAGCGCAGAAGGGTAGCGCATGAAGCGCCTGCCACTTTGCAGCCTTTGTGGTAGCTTCATGCCATAGCTCAAAGAACAGCTCGCTCGTCAATGCAGCCAAGTCAGCAGGCACCTCAAATGGCGTCCACGGCGCAAACACCACTGCATCGCCATTGACCACAGGCGACATGTCGAAAGGCATCAGCGGGCGATGCCTGTGTTCATCGCGCGCTGTGCCGACTGACACATACTGCACCACATCCAATTGCGGTGTGCGCGCATAAAGCGGGTCAAGATAGCTGCGCGGCCCCTTGCGCGGCTCCGCATAGGCAAGAGCATGAGCATATGCGCCTGCACCTTGAACACTGGAGAAGTGCGCAAGCTGGAGCCGCACACCCTCTTGAGCGCTCACCATGCCAACCGCATGACCGTCCCAATCGGCAGCGCCGCCAAGGTCGTGCAAGCGCACGTTCCAATGACCCATCGCATCATCGCGGGCGCCGCGACGCAAAGACTTGGATGTAGCAGGCGCATAGGCTGCAACACCCTCAAGATATTGGTCTGCCCAATCCTTCACCCAGCCGCTCAGATGCTCCATGCGCTCCAAGTGGCGCACCACATCGCGCGCAGGTGCGCCAAAGTAACCGACGCCTGTACGCATCGTCCCTGGCAGCGCAAACCGCCTGTCATCAAACTTGTACGCCCTTGACTTGCCTGATGCACCATCCACCTTCTCTGATGGTAGGCCATCATAGAACGCCATCCACGCATCATGGAGGCGCTGCAAGCGCGGATCTGCGCCTTCACAAATGTTCAGGCGCTCAGGCACATGGTGCTGGTCAATGACGCGCGAGCTGTTTTCCTGACAAATCACGCGCGGGAAATCAAGCAGAAGCCATGCGAGCGGCCATCCCATCCCCTCCGCATATACCCAGACAGGCGCCATCTCGCCAATGCTGGCATGGCTGTATCCTGCCAAATTAAGCGCCAAGAAGTCCTCAACAGCCTTGGGCGGCTGCTGCCAATCCCATTGCTCAGGCTCGCATCCTGCGGCGGCCACCAACTCCTCAAACCTCTTCGGCAAATGCGCGGCGCGCGATGACTTCGCCGCCATCACCGCACCAACATCCGGCCCCATATCTGGAGACAAGATCCAGACATTCTTTGACACATTCAACATGCCGCTCTTCATATCACACCTCTTCGATGATTCTTTCTTTGGGCAGGAAGAACACAGCGCCTTCCTCGTCACCCGTCAATTGAAAGCCGAGAAGGCTGCCATACAAACTTGATTCCTCGACAACCTTACACCTGTATACATCACCAACAAAGTCTTTCACTGAAACTTCTCGGTTGATATATTCCTTCTGAACCGTGGCAAGTATATCAGCAGCCCCGATCACTCTCAGCTCATCATCGTAGCTGCAGCTTACATTGATCGGATTAAACCTTCCGCCGAATTGATAGCCATACTTGTGATCAAACATGACCTCTAATCCTGGTTCAAGGTCAACATCCTCGCCAGACGCTATAACAACGCCAAAACGAATCCATAGCTTTGACATACCAAGACCTTTCTGCTTGATCGTATGAATAACAGTCCTCCTGAAAAAATCTGGCATCACTTGGATATGAACCTTACCAAGAGGACATAACCAAGAGGACTTGCCAACATTTTGCGCACACCCGTTCTTAAAAATCTTGATGCCGAGTAATTCAGCATCAGTAAAAGAATAACCGACAGGCATATTATCATCTCCATGCTTTTGTTTATCATGCCCACCCATGCCATTTGTTACACTTGAAATCATGAATGTTCAACGCCGTTTTTTCAAAAAACATAGAAAGGCTCGTATGGCGCCAAGTTCTGCCGCAGGTATTCAATCGGTAGCGAACCTGCGTCCTCACCCTTTGGGCAGTAGAAGACCTGCACACGCATCAGATGCTCACGCCCAGCAAAGAGAGATTGGATGGAGGATGCCCATTGATACCCAGCATCGTCACCATCGCACACCAAGATCACGCGCTTGCACAGGCGCGTAAGAAGGTGCATCTGCTCACCTGGCTTACCTTTGGTTGGATCGGGCCAAGCCATGCCGACCTTTGAACCAAAGGTCGCCAAGACGTTTCGGAAGCCAGCCTCATAGAGACGCACCGCGTCAAGCTGCCCCTCTACCAAGAGGGCCACAGGCTCGCTGCGTTCAAAAAAATAAGCTCCGTACAGGTGAAAGTTTCTATTAAAGCCCTTTCCATGCTCGTACTTGGACCAAACATCTTCATTGCAGTTGGGGCATGGCTTGCCCCATTTCACGTCCTCAGCGCCACAGTGCTGACAGGTGGCTCGATTCCATGTCACTCGTCGGGAGATGGCTAACAGGTTTCCATCCATATCTCTCACAGGAAAGGCAACTCTTGCATGGATGCCATTGACTACTGTGCCTATCTCCCATGTCTTCAATACATCTCGGCTAAATCCTCTATTGAGGAGGTAGGCGGGTGGCTCTTTCTTTACATGTTTCAGATAACTTTCTGGAAGGGTCTTGATGTATTTTTCACTTATACCACCCTCCACATCAACGATTGTGTTACCACCTACACCAATCGCAGAAAGCTGCGTCTCCTGTGCTATCCTCTGAACGCTCTCCATAATCGACGCGCTTATGCGCGGCTCCTTTCTTTTGGCAATCTGGAAAGTGCGGTTGCCTGTGGAGCGCTCAACTAACCCCTTGAACTTATCGGAGTCAGGCTCACTTGCTTTCACAAAAGCCATAAGCTCACGATTATCTTGATATGACGGATCATACTCTTTTAATTTGTAGAGAAGAAAATGAACATTGCCGCCAGACATACCACATGAAAAACATGTGAAGCGAGACTGATTGTCATCATCCTCTACCTTGATGCCAAATGACGGATTATCATCATGCCCGCCCTTGTGCCGCCATCGAGCAAATGGACATGATGCGCCAACCCATCCATTTGTCTGCTCGCGCACATTCTCAGCCCCAATGAGCGTTAGAAACGTTCTTATGTTTGTGATGTTCATTTTTTCATTTTATGTCAAAACCACCCTTTGATGTGACATCAAAAGAAACGCGCGCACCCTTATCAATCATGCGTTGCTGAACAGCGTGGAGCATACACACATGCTCGCGCATAAGCCGCACATGGGACGGCGATTGACGCCCAAACTCATACAGGTCCATGATTGACTTGTACAGCGCCAGCTCTTTAATGCGCAGCTCAAAGACATCATCAGACTCAGTATCCTCAACTCTTACAACAAGACGCTCCTGATATTTCTCCTTGCTCAACAACGAAAGATGCAATGGCTCTCGACCAAAGAAGGTGATACGCCAGCCGTCGCGCTGGCGTATCACCTCATCTACCTTGCCCAAATTGCTCGGCAGAAAGCCTCGCTCCTGCACAATGACGATAAGATCGCCAGCTCGCCAGAAGTCCTCGCTCTCCATCTACGCGCCATGCCATTCACGGTAAAGCATCGAGGCGGTGGGATCATCCTGCGTGGCGTACTTGGAGGCGGCACGCTCTTCATAAGATGTGATCTCACCAACAGTTGTCTCAAACGAGACTTGGGCGATGCGCATATTGGGATAGATCAGCGTTGGGTAAAGCGCCACGATCTCAAGCGTCCAACGGCGCTTGAAGCCCGTATCACCAAACCCTGCTGTATAGTGAGGCGACAGAAATATGCGGCCCCATGATGAGCGCCCATGCAAGACAGGCACAAAAGTGTCGCTCCCCACGACCTCCACTGTCGCGCCAAGATATGGATACCCTGGCTTCAGTATGTAGCCATCCTCTGGGATCTTTACCCGCTTCAACGGTGGAGGTGGCGACTTGGAGTCGATCAAGACATCCTTTAGCCGCTCTCTATGCTGCCTGCGACCTTCCAAGTCCTCCAATGTGTTGTACACATCCATGTCAACGATGTGTTCACGACTGAGAAACCCGCTATCAACAGGATGAAACATATCGTAGAACGCCAGCTCATCCGACAGCCGCACATCAACAGAGTTTGGCCCAATACAGCTCTCATCAAAAGGCCGGAGTATAATCTTGCCCGCCTCAACCTGCTTGACGATCTCTTTGCCTGTGAGAATGCTCATTTGCCACCCATGGACTTGGCGCGGTCATTGGCGCGAGAGATAGTGCGCAGCGAGCGTTGACGCACATCAATGCCCTTGATGATCTTGGCGACGCCCACAGGCATCTTTACCTCGTCATTCAAGATGACGTTGAGCTTGCCCGCCATATACTGATTGATCTGATGATTGATCGCATCAACAGTAGGCTGCAACCCCTGCTCCTCATCATCGCCAGTTATATGAGCTGTGATGATCTTATGGCCAGCACTTGTCTTGAATGTCAAGTTTCGGCCCGCTTGCTCAATAACCCAGTCGCCTGACATTGCAGCCTTGA